ATCTTTAGTTATCATAGGATTCCTTTATTTTTTCTGAGACAGTTTCTAGTTCCTTAATGCCATTACTAATTTTATCCATTAGTACCTCATGAGCTATCTTGGTTTTCTTAAAAGATTCTTGTGAATCATTCATGGCTAACTTTAAAAAGCCAATCTGCACTTGAAGATCAACCAATATCATTTTTTTATCCATATCCATTTTTATACCTCTCTAGGTTTGATAGAAGCAGTCTGACCAGTAGACCATATTTGATCTACTCGTCTTTTAGCATCTGCTTCATTGTTGAAAGTTGCGATTCTTTTGTGATCTCCATACCTGCCGATATGGAAGAAGAACTGGTAAACATCATAGACTGTGTTCATGATCTTGCTCCTTTTTGGATTGCTTTTTTTCTTAAATCATTAGCATAGACTACTCTTTCTTTTTGTCTTGTAACTTCATTATCCCAATCAATGTCACCACAAATATAGTTTCTAACTTCTCTACAGTTAGAAAATGGAAACTCTTTATAGAATATTGACATTAATTCTCTAGACAAACTCCAAACACTCAAATCACCGTTAGCACCAATAAATATTTTATTACCTGTAACTTCTATTTGAATGTCTTTGCTAGCATATGCAGGGCTGTCGTTTCTCATGCAGCGCACCCAGTACACATTATATTTACCCCTTATAGGTCTATATTGAATTAGCTTTTTCTCAATAAGTAGATTAATTAAATCTAAGTCTTTAACATCAGAATTAGTGTCAATCATGTGGACATTTTTTCTTTGCATTTCATAGTACGGAATATTCATTTTTTACCTGCTCTGTGAGCGTTTCATTTAATATGCAGTAATTATAAACCCATAATGGAATTATATGCAACACTTTTATTAATTTATTTTAAAAGGGTAAATCGTTGTCCTCTTGGGTGTCATCTTTTAATATTTTTTGTTCCCACAATCTTTTTGCCCAAACCTGACCAAAGTTTTCAGGTAAACCATAACTTGTAAAGAACTTATACTCATCACCAAACTTCGTATGAAGCTGTGCATGATGATGTAAGCATAAAGGTATAGCATTCCTATCATTAGCCTTTAAGCTCATTCCACGCACTCCGTCATAAGGTTTAAGCAAATGATGCGCCTGCACTTCTTTTGAGTGTGAGTAGTAACCTGCTTTACACAATAGGCAAGGCAGTGTCCTAATCCATTTAAGGTGCGACTCATCTTTGTACCTTTTGCTAGGCAAATTAAAAAGGAGCTTCTTCTACTTCAGTTTTATGAGCAACAGTTTCTTCATCATCTTTTACTCTAAGACTAACGCTAGTGTATTCATTGCCTTTATCTGATACTTGTTTCCAACCACCAAACTTGTACTGGACATTGTTCCAAGTAATTGGACCACCAATATCAGGACTTCTTTCAGATTTCTTTTCTTCGTTAAGATGCAACAAACCTGCGGAGATCATAAGCTCATACTTATCTTCACCCTTAACTTTTGTCTTAACAATTGCAGAATAAATCTCCTCGCCATTTATTTGCATAGTTCCTTTGCGTATCACAGTAGAACCAGTCTCATGCCAAAGAAACCCTTTTAGCTCTTTATCATATTGTTTATCATCCATTTTTTTCTCCTATTAATTTATATTTAAACCCCTTACCACTTGTCCTGCGTTTCTTTTCTATAATCTCACCAAACTTAGGCAAGTTATATTTAAGTCTAGCAGGGTCTTTCCTCAAGTTGCGTATGGAAGCAGAAATAGACGGCTCTCCGTAGAACTGTCCTGTTTTCTGCTTGATAGCATCTTGTAGTTCCCAAAATGTCCAATATCTGCCGTCACGCATACAGAAATAGACACAATCATCTAATGTCAGCTTACTCATACAACTTTTTTAGAGTAAATATCTATTAGCTTTTCAAACGCCTGTAAGTCTCTATCTTTCTCAGGCAAATCATTGTAGATGCGTTCTATCTCACTTGAGTTAGCTTTGAATACATCTATGCACTCTTGATCTTCAGGATTGCCTAGAACCTTACGCAAGCCACCTATGTAAGCATGGGTGTCAGGGAAGGTTGCATATGGATGACCTTTTGCATTCTTAAGAACCAAAGATTCTTTAAGATCAGGTGCAGGTTGTTTGTTGTTTATGGCATTGTCTACCTCAAACCCACTTGCATATTCACCACCACCAAGACCACAGCAAGCCAAAGCACGACCTATTGCACTGGTACAACAGTTCTCAAGAGCAGAGGTCTTGTTAACCATGCCCTGCGATCTAAATTCTTCAGCATAGTCATTGCCTATCTCACGCCATGTACCATCCACATAAACGCTTACAGTGGCTTGTACGACCACTCTTTCTAAGTCATTGTGGATAATCTTAGTCTGCACATTAGCATTGCTGCCAAAGTGTTTTCTAAAGGTTTGTAACCGTTTGTCTACGGTTGTGTAGAGCTTACCTTTGATATTAGTTTTATCACTATCAGCAAGGTTTGCTATTTCATTTATTGATTCAATCAATTTATCACTCATTTTATTCTCCATAGTTCTTTAGCAACCTGTATATCTGAGTCCGACCACATCCAATGGGATAGGTCAGGATAGAACTGGTCAACCAAAGAGTTAACATCATTATTCTGTAAAAGGTTCATTATTGCTAACGAAGCCCTATACACCTCATCTAATCTCATGCTTATGTCGTCTATTTCAAATGTGATGACCTCTGATTTGGTCTTGGTCACATAGATATAATCAGCATACGCATGATCTTTTTCTAATGCAGTAGCATAAATTGCTAGTTGCCTTTGAACTGGTGGAAGTAATGCAGGTGGTTTCTTTGCAGAAGTTTTAATGTCTCTAATGCAATCCTCATACTCTAAGTCTGTGAATCCTATTACGCTAATGGGCAACCCTACATCTATCTCTACTTTCTTCTGATAGCTTACTGGCTCGCCTAAGTGTTTATAGAAAGGCAATCCTATAGATAGATACTTTTCTATGTTGTTGTATTCTGTGTCTGCTTTCTCTTGATCAAACACTACGCCTTGACTCTGCTCGTAGCTCATAAGAGATTTAAACTCTGCTTGTGCATCTTCTATAGATGTCTTATTGCCTATGGCATGATCTATGACCGTACCTCTTAGCATGGCAGGGTTGGTGGGTGATTTATGTTTGGCTAAGTACCGAACAATAAACAGTGGTGGGTTTTGTATGAATAGGTTTATAGAACTGGCTGACAAGTGTTCTATCTCAAACTGTTCAAATGGATTATTTTTCATCTGTTAAATACCTCAATTTATGCTTTCAATAAATACGAAATGGAATTATAATCACATATTGGGTTTACTTCAACCCTTAATTTAACTTTAGGAGAAAACAAATGAAGCTGAAAGATTTTTTGCAAGAGAACAATTACACTCAAAACAAATTCATAGAAGCTGTGCATGAAGAAACTGGACATAGATTTTCTCAAGGCGGTCTTGCAAAGTACATCATTGGTGTTCGCATACCTAGAAAAAAAGAGATGGGAGTTATTCATAGCTTTACCAAAGGTGAAGTATCACCTAATGATTTTTATTTATAAACAAAAAAAAAGAGAGCCGAAGCTCTCTCTTTTTCGCTCACTTACTTGGTTTGACTTACTAGATTCATTGTAAAGCTACTCCTAAGAGTGTATATGCACCTGACTTTAAGGCTTGGTCTGCCGACCTTATGCTTCCTAGTTTGCGACTAGGACTCCTCATTACCAGTCAATATTCTATGCAACCTTTCTTTTGTTGCTATGTTAACGCCTTCTGCTATATTCTCACCTAAAAAGTTGATAAGTCTTTTTATTTTGCACTATCTTAAAAGATAGGGTGAACTTTTCTTTTTACATCAGAGAGGGTTCATTACTTCCTTCTTATCAGTCTGATGCGTCAGCTCTCCATCAACATTTAAGAAGTATGCCTACCTAAAAAACTAATGTCAACCCATTTTGTAATATATTTATAATTATTTTTATAGGCTCCAATCGTCTATATCGTATTGTCTTTCTATGAAGATGCGTTTGTCCATGTCATAAAAGAATTTAACCTGTCCAATCTTTCCATATAAATCCTGCTCTCTAATCTTGCGAGTGATTATGCTTGTAGAGTTATCATCAAAGTCTCTATGAACTGTTAGCACAGCATCAGACTGGTTGTGCCAATGTGCAGCTCCACTTATATCATATGCAGAGGGTGGCAAGTAAGAACCATCTTGTGACTTAGGCAACTTTGTTGGGTGAGCAACAACCCACATAGTTACCTCATAGTTTCTTGCAAAGCGTTTACAACTAGAGATGAAGTCTCTGATATGTTCATCTTCACGCTGATTGCCTTCTCGTTTTGCGCTGACCTCATTGTATGGGTCTATGACTATGCCGTTGACTCCGTGTTTGTAAACACTGGACTTAGCTATGTCTATGATTAGGTCTATCTCAGGAACGGCATCCTTAGACTCAATAAAAAAGAAATGCTTATCAATAAAGCCCATAGCTTCTACCAACTCTGATCTGCTCATACGATTTCCAAAGCCTTCATCAAAAGCTTTTTGACAATACATCTGTGTCATTCTTCTGATGTGCATACTCGTTGAATGTTCAGGCGAAAAGATTGCAAACTTCCAACCTTGATTTTTGGCTAGGTTAAGAAGTATCTGATCTAGTATTAAAGACTTACCATGATTGGGTATACCAGTAATCACATGGAAAGTACCAGTCATGATCTTGTAAATGTCATCCAGTGAACCCATACCGATCTCTACAGGCTTCTCATAGTTGCCCTCATACAAATCAATGAGTTGATCAAAATAATCATGACCTTTGTACAAACCGTTAATGGGATAAGGTATGGCATTGTCTATAAGTTCCTTGAGTTTGGTTGCACCATGTTTCATTAAAACCTCATTAGCATCCTTGCATCCTTCAGGACATTTAACATACCAACAGCGATCTTTACCAAACCTGTGGAGCAGTTCTTTGTGTAGTGATCTACCTGCTGTGTCATTGTCGGTAAAAATAATTATGTTCTTGGCAACAAGAGGTGAGTTGTCTAAAGCTTTGAACCTTGCATCATTGGGGTCAAACTTTGCTTCTTTTGGTGCTCCA